GCCATTTCAAATCCAGCATTTTCATAATGCCAAACATGGTATCCGCCCGTTGGCTCGGTTCTTTGTAATTTAGAATCCGTAGAAATTAAAGGAGCTTGTGAAAGTTGACCATATTCTCTAACATAATCTAAAAAACATGCATGTAGATATTGATTAAATTCGTAGCATAATGGGGGATTAGTATAATTTAACATCAGGCTAAAATCTTTTCTTCCCAGATTTTTGCTGTTAAATTGAGTATCCCCCTCCATAATATTGATTTCGGGTGCATCATTTTGATTATGAGAAGATTCATCTAATGCAGAATCAATTAAAGAAATAGCTTTATCACAAACAAATTTAGGAACATGATCTTCCCAGACACCAATAAACTCGGTAAATTCGCCATTCATCATCTCAGCTGGTTTAATCGGAATAATAGACATAGTGTATTTTTTAATAAGCCTTTATTATATATTTAAGTCGGAAATATGGACTCATGAGAGGAATTTCTTCCGCTGCTTCAAGCCTAACACTCAAAGCATTATCAAAATCAGTTCTAGAACTATTTTTGAGAGTAAATGTTCCTGGATTTAAAGTAACCCCAGCTTGATTTACCAAATTAATTGTTTTATTAATTGTAGCACCAATGTTATTACTGAAATTAGCTACAACACTATCATGTGCAAAGCCAGTTGAAGGATTTATAAGTCCATTAACTAAACTTCCGCCAGGTCCTTCATCATTTCCAAAAGAAGAAGCGGAAGGAGCAACTCCCCAACAAATATAATGAGAATGTTGTCTAATTGCAGAACCACTTCTGTCATAAGATATTACAGAACCATTCGCATCATTTAAAAATCCAACTCTACCCTGAAAAGCATATGGTGTACCTTCAGCTGCAGATGAATTTCCTCTCCTCACATGACGCACATAATGATCGTGTGCGGGTGCAGTGGACACAAACCTTTGTTCAGTTCCATTTGAAGAACCAGCACTAATTGAAACATTACCAATAAAATTTGGTTGAACATCAGTTGTAATTGAAGAAAATCCAGCTGATATAAAAGTTCCTAGTGTAAATGTATCTTGTGCATCGCCTCCAATAGAAGCTGGAGAGCCTGGAATTGATGGAGTAATTTCCGAACTTGGTGGTAACTGTCTGACTGTACTTACTGAATACAATCCACCCTGAGATCCTGGTTCAGATATAGCACCACCACTAATTCCTGTCGCTGCTATATTTGGAGTAATAGAAAGACCGGCTCCAATATTACCGTTTAGAACACCAGTTCCCATCAATTTTTTTGATCTATAATCAGGCAATTTAAATGTGGAGCCAACAGTTCCTCCATAAGTATTTCCTATAACGGAATATAATGCACGATAATCCGAAACATTTAATGTTCTTCCATCACATTCCAACCATCCTGGATAATTATTTTCTATATTCCAATTCAAAGATTCTGTTGCTAAATTAGCAGAATCTACCCAAGTTGTTGGTTTCGGAATAGAAATAACCGTTCCAATAGAAGCCCCTGTTTTTACAATTTGTTTAGAGTATCTTACTGGCATGTTATGTTTTAATTAAATACTCCACTAAAATAAATTTATGCTGTAGATCATCCATTTTAAAAGTATTATCAACATTCATTTTAGTAGTTGTAACTATTTGATCAGCTTCTATACTGAAAGAACTAAGATTAGATGTAGTAGCTCTAGTAGGCGCAGTTCTCTGTAATGAGTGGTTATGGGAAGTTCCTGTGGGACTTCCACCTATAGATGTAAAACTAAGTTCTTCATCAACATCATATCCAGTTTTAGTAGAACCACCACCAACTGAAAGATTTAAAGTAAATGGGCCTGATCTAACAACTGCTGCGTTTGAATAATGCCCGTGTGCTAAAATATTATCGGAATTAAAAGAAGCGGAAGGAATTTGTCCACTTAAAGTACTTCCGAAATTTTGCGTGGCAGGAAAATCAACAGATGTTACAGGAACAGCAAAACTTCCCGAATAATTAGTGTCAATAACATTTCCTCTATTTAATGATAGTTCAACTTGCAAACCAACACGTTCTACTAAATTATTCGTAGCTGGATTTAATACAAATAAATTGTTATACGTCCCATTTGCTGAAGCGGCATTAATATATTTTGAGCCCAAATCAGGAAGTTGAAATTGGCCTAAAGTAAAACTTTCATTCAATTCTTCCAATTCTATTTCTTCTTTACGAAATTTGCATTCGGCACCAACCCCAACAATATCAGCTAATGCTCTAAAATCTCTTGCTTTGTAGACAAAACCATTACATCTTAAAAATCCAGCTGGAACATAATTAATCCAATCTGTTCCTTCTGGATCAGTGCCATCTAAATATCTTCCAAAAGGTATAATTGTTCCGGTCATAATGCCGAATTTTCCTTTTTCAAAAGAATAATTTTTTGCCATTTGTCTTAATATGCCCTTATAATGTAAATAATTGACAAAGATGCCGTAGCAACATCATCTACTCGTATACTAGCTATTCCAACATTTGCTGAATTTATCGGTTGCACATTTCCAGTGCTAATTGTATTTATATTTATAGTGTTAGGTGCTCTCATGCTACCAATAGTAATATCAAAATCAACAGAATCATGAGCATGACCCAATGCTCTACCCACAAAATTAGTTTCTGGAGTATTTAATAAAACAGGATATCCAAAATACTGACTACTAGTATTACTAAAAGTACTTTGTTCTATACAATCATCTGCCGGCAGTATAAAGTTTTTTACTGGAGTATTTAAAGGAGCTAATTGTCCGGTTGCATATGGATTGCGGACTTGAGCTGCTAAAGTTGCACCTAAATTACTTTCAGATACGTCAAGGGGTATGATAAATGAAGAACCTTCAAAGGTGGGGTTGCCATTTGATTCCGAAGCATAAAAAGAAATATTACTACAATCATCGGGACATCCTAATACACAATTTGTGAATGTGCCATTTTGGCATTCTTCTGCCCATTGACCTGGAGGGCCAACTGAAGGAATGGCTCCAGGATGACTATGAGTTCCCATATGGTGATCACCCAATAATCTAGGAATAACAGAAACACTATCAGTATATGATGGGGGATTAATAGAAATTTCTTTTACCGCAGCAGAATAATTATTCTGCGTAGTAATAAGAAATCGCAAATCTATATTAGAAACAGTTCCCGAAGTAGTATTAGCTGTATTTGTACCTATTCTATTTTTAAAATTATCTGGCATTCCTATACCAGATATATTTTGATGACTTGGATGAAAATCCGCAATTGCTTTTCCCAAAACATTTGGTGTGTTAAAAGAGATAGTATCTCCCCCATAACTATTTCCAATTACTTCATATAATATTGGATAATCTTGTGTAGATACAGAAGATCCATCACATTTAATCCAGCCCGCTGGAATACTGGTAATGTTTCCAGACCAAGGTAGAATAGTACCTATTGCAAGTGATCTAGTTGATTTTGCTCTGTTGTAATGTCTTGCCATTTGTTAGATCTCCATTAACCACCAACCCCTAGCCACATTTGGTACAGAAGTTCCCCCGCCATCAGTAGCACCAAGATATATCAATCCAAAAGCTACATTTGGAGTATTGATAATCAATTCTCCTCCAGCATATGTTCCAGAAGTAAGACCAATATTAGTACCAGTAGAATCTCCTTGAATTGCAATACCAGCAGGTGCTCTAACAATTAGTTGGCAGTTATATTTAATATTTCCACCAACATCAACAAGTCGTATCATGTCTCCAGATTGTGCATTGCTAGGTAGTTTTACAATTAGATTTGCATTAGAACCAGTTGGTCTTACAAAATAATTTACATTAGCTTGCAATAATTCAGAAGCATTAATTGAAGCTTCACTGTTAGAATCAGTATTAATGTATAACCATTTTCTACCACCAGTAGGTGTAAAGTATTGTGTAATACCACCCAAATCAATAGCACCAGTAGAATTAACTACAAATTTTTCTACACCAGAGGAATTAACTACTAAAACTCTTGGGTCCTCATTCATGCCATTTATAATAAGATCACCAGTTACAGATAAACTATCAGCAAATGTAGCATCATTGTTACCTAAAGTAAGTACAGTTTGACCACTGCTTGACTTAATATCATTACCAGTAATTGTTAGATCACCACCAACTGTTAAATTGCCAGGAATTCCAGTATTACCAAAATTATCCAGTAAACTAAGTGTTCTTACAATAACATTATCTGTTGAATATTGATTGACTACTACACTATCAGCTATTCCACTACCAGCATTATTTCCATTGTCGCCAATGGCAATCTCTAATTGTGATGGAGGAGCATCATCACTTGTAGAATTAAATCTAATGAATGCATAATCAGTATTTCCATCCCAACGAAGGTAAGTATTTGGAGTGGCGAGATTTATATTACCAGTTGTTGTTACATCACCAGTTGTTGTTACATCACCAGTTAAATTTGTTGGGCCATATGCAGTCAAACCACCATTTGAAATAGAATCACTGATTGTTGTTTCGCCAGTTACACTATCAATTTCAAATTTAGTAACATTTGATCCATTATTTACAATAAATTTCTTAGAAATTTGACCAACCGAAGTGCCGATTTCAACTGCTTCTCCTGATGTTCCAGAAGAATTTCTACTGACAAAAATATAATCTCCCGTATTTAAAGAACCACCAAATTCAGCTAAATTAAATTGATCACTTGTTCCGGATCCATCAACATTAGAGGTTATCCAAGTAGTATCAAGAGCTACATTTATTTTTCTTACCGCAGTATTATCTGGGTGATTTGTTTTAGTTGGCAAGAATGATCCATATGGTTGACGCTCAACAATGATAAAATATGGAGCAGTTTGTACTCTAACTAATCCACCCGAAGCGATTCTTACAATTTCTGGGTGAGTAGTTCCAGAAA